GAGATCTTTTTTATCATCTTGAGACTGAGGTGTTTGTGCTAATATAAATCCATTTTTTGTAGATAATTCATATAATCTATTTTTTGATGGATCAAATCCATTTGGATTTTCTTTTACAACAGTTTCATATCTTTTAAGACCTAAGGTAAGATCTTCATTAAATAAATTAGAGATACTTGTATTTGTAATACCAGACATCGGAGAGGAAGGATCTATCCCTAATAAATTTAAGTGTGTCCCTGTAAATCCTACTCCTGCTTGTGCTAAAGTAGAAGATGGTAGATATACTCCTTGATTAACTGCCCCAGCTGCATAAGCTGCTCCACCATTAGATGATGCTTGAGTTTGAACTGAAGTTCTAGATAATATATTTTGTTTGGTTATGAATTGAAATCCATTAGGAGATTTCAAATCAAAAAACATTTGAGTTAATCTACTAACGTCTTTAGCTGCACTTATAGGCGCTAAAATTCCACCTCTTAATATAAAATCCGGACCTCCACTAGTAGGAATATCTCCTTCTGGAATAGAAGACTGGATATATGGTTGGTTACTTGAACCTTCATATGGTCTATCCTTTCCAAACTTTAAAGATTTTAAAGAGGTTTTTAGATCTATTAATGGCATATGTTAGAATGTTCTACCTTCTGGAGCTCCGTTTTTATAAGTTCCTTTTATAAATGAGTCGTTTATGCTTGGAGTTTGAGCGTCTCTTAAAGCTGTGACTGGTACAACACCATTAATATCTAGTTCTGATGGTTGAGGTAATTGGTTTGGAGTATTATCGTCATATCCAATGTAAGCAGCGTTTACACTTGGGAAATTAATACCATTCAGTGAGTATGATGGTTTACTTCCGTCTGCGTGTAACTTCGATTGTTTTGTAGCTCCTGCGTTTATCACACCTGGTCCACCATTGTATTTTGATAGATTTGAGCCTCCAATTGTTAATTTATCTAGTAATCCCATAGTTGTATTGTTTAATTGTTTATTTATTTATAAATATTAGCCTATTTTAGTTCTTGCCATGTTTATTCCTTTACCTACTTTAGCACCATCCATATAAACATTTGAATCTTTATTTAACATTTGTATTAATACTGCTTTTACAGCTTGCATTTCGTTTACTAATGGTGCTATATCTACAGATATTGAAGGAGATGTTGATTGGGCTGTGTTTCCAAATAGATTTGTACCTCCTATTATTATATCATCTTCTTTAAATTTTAAAGGCTTTTGTCCTGGGCGCATTATAAAATCTTCTGCAGTTTCTGGTTTTTCTCCAAAAAATTGATTTGCTAATGCATCTCCAGCCATAGATCCTCCTATACTTCCTGCAATTGTACCTGCTCCGGGGGCTATAGCTGTTCCTGCTAATCCTCCTAAAAACGCTCCTCCTCCTGATAATGCTGCTCTTCCAGCAGTTTCCAAATTAAATCCACCATCTGCAAATTCTAATCCAGCTCCTATTAATGATCCTAAATATGGTATAGCTTTTGAGCTACCTTTTAATAGTCCTTTTAATCCTCCTTTTGTTAATCCTTTTAATATACTACCTCCACCTGAACGTCTTAATGCTCTTGCCATTACTTTTGGGTTTTTTATAAGAGTTTTAAGTTGTTTTCCCATAGAAGCTTTACTACCAAACGATGGCATTCCTTCCTCACCTCCACCTTCTGATCCTCCTTCTGATCCTCCTCCTGTACCAGGTATTCCTCCTTTTAGTCTAACAACAGTAGGATTCATGTCTGTACCTCGTGTTATAGATTGAGCAAGAAATACTAAAGATTTACCCAACAATGCCATTAATGCTCCTACAGAGGCGGTTGTAGCTAAACTACCTAAAGCTCCTCCTAGTTTATCTCCAAGAAAAGATTTTGCTATTCCTCCAATTTTTGTAAATAATCCAATAATTTTTGTAACCCCATTCATTGCATAATCTAATCCTTTTATAAAAGGCTCCATTATTGTTGCAAATATATCTTGTAATTTTTCAACAGTAGCATTAAATCTTTCTTGGATAGATTGAGATTTTAATTGCTGAACTGATATATCTTCTCCTAGTTGTTTTTGGATTTGTGCATCTGATAATCCTTCTTTTTTTAATCTGTTATATGCTTCAGCAATAGTTTTATCTTTATTTCCTAAATTAGTTAATGCTTGTTGATTGATAAGAGATTGAGCTAATTCTTCTTGAGTCAATCCAACGGCTTCAGCTATTGCTTTTTGTTGAATCACATTCATACTCCCAAATTCAGCAGCTGTTATCCCTTGATTTGCTATTTCTTTAGCTACTCCTTCTATATCATTTGTTAAAGCTAAATATCTTGCTTGTTCTAGGTTTAATGATCTTCCAGTTAATAATTCAGCTTCTAATTCATTGGATATAGAAGATTCAAAGTTTAATAAAGATTCTGCTATTCCTGTTACTTGCTCTAATTCTAAACCTAATGCTTTAGCTTGAACAACGGCTGCAGCTATTCTTCCAGGTTGCATACCTAAAGATACAGTTACTGCTGCTGAGGCTTTAGCTACACCTTCAACTATTTCTTTTTCATTTAATGCTAAATCATTTGTAACATTAAATGCTGCTGCTGTTCCTAATATTTGTGCTGTATTATCTGATAGATCTGTTCCTGTTGCTACTGTTATTTTAGATAATTTAGCGGCTGCTTCATCAGTATAACCCATTACTTTGGTCATGTTAGTGAAGTCTTTAAGTAGTTCTCCACTAAACATAGTAGCGGTGCCAAATTCTTTATTTACTGCTATTAAAGATGCTTGTAAAGCGCTAGTAGTCATGTTAACATCACCACTTAAACCAGCAATAGTATTAAGTTCACCTCTTAATGAAGCCGCTTCAGAGTATGATGTTCCAAATGCTTTAGCTAATTGGCCTGTTTCAGCATCTGATTTTTTAAGGGTTAATAATATTTGAGTGATAGCAATATCTAAAAGATTAGCATATGTTACTTGTTCTAATAAAGCTTTCCCTATATTTTTATATTTGGAAGTCTGGGTAGAGAGGAGGTTATTTTGGTCCTTAAGGGATTCTTTTGTATATTCTAATTCTCTATTTTCTTTTTCTAGTAATAATCTTTTTTGTTGTTGTTCTTTAGTTAATAAACTAATATCTCCTGAATATTTTTTTAATTCTTTATTGTTTGCTTCTTGAAGTTTCTTTGATTCTGCTATAGCATCATTATTTAATTTTTGTTGGAGCCTAGCATTTTTTGTTTTTTCGATTGCTTCTGTAAGTGGTTGAGATAAATTCCCAAACCCCATTTTAGATAATCCTTTACTTATACCTTCAATGCCCGTTCCCAATAAACCTATTTCTTTATTAACGTCTTTTTGGGCAGCAATAGTATCATCTACTGATTTTCTAAAAAGATCTTGAGACTTTAAAGCTTCTTCAAGTTCTCTTTGATTTTCTTTTCCTAAAATTTTAGCAGCTTTAATCCTTTCTAGTTCTCTAAATTGTGCTATTGCCTTTTTTTGGAGATTTTGGAGTGTTTTTTCATCCATAGATGTTTCTCCTCTTCTATAATCAAGGATTTTACTTGAAATATTTGATATCCCGTTTAATGCTTTACGAGAATCTGAAAGGTATGTATTTTGTTTGGATAATTCATTTACACTATCTTTAAAACTTTTAGATACATAATCTAAATCATTTCCCATTTCACGAACTTCAGCGCTTAAACCAGAAAATAAAGCTTTAGCTTTTTCTAGTTCATTTACATCAAAAGGCTTTAATGGTTTCCTCCCAAGCTCAGCACGGAGCTTGTTTATTTCTTCATTTAATTTTTTGATATCGTCTAAAGCCATCTATGGGTTTTGTTATAAATATTGAGAAACAAAAAAGCCTCTATTTTTTAGAGGCTCTTGTTGTAGTATATGATGGAGGTGGGGAAGCATTTTTTAAGAATTCAGGAGATACAACTCTTCCATTTTCAGTTACTTTTTTACCTTTTCCGCCTTGTGCGTTTTTAATGTCTTCGTTTTGTTTATCATAATACTCTTTTATTTTATTAAATGTAAAATTACGAAGCCATATTGGCATATTATAAACTGTATGCCAGTCATATCCTCCATTTCCATGAAAAATTATATCATGTATCTGTTGGAATAGATTTATCCTATATTGAAGCGTCAGGCCAAAAAAAGTTTAGATTAATTGGTATCTCAACGTCCTCCATGCCGTCGGCTGTTTCAATTATAACATTTAAATCAACATCTGGTTGGATTTGTTTAATATGTTTTCTAAATTCTCTAGAGTCCATTGCTAAAAATTCGTTATCTACAAATTCTCTAATTGATTTTTTCTCATAATCTCCGTTTATTGAAAGTATCATATATTTCAATTTAGTAGATAGTTCAGGTGAAGCGTTTTTGTTTATTTTTTGTAAACCTTTGATTTCAGCTTCTATTGCACTTTCATCTCCATGAGTTAAAAGTTTAAATGTAATTACATTTCCTGAATTAGGTAATTTGAATGTAAATTCATTTTTACCTTGGTTAAATTCATTTTCATTAAATGGTTTATTATCTAACTGAGATAGGTCTACTGTTACTTCTTCTCCTCTATAATTGAATGTATAATCTTTACCATATCCTAAAACACGGGCTGCTATTAAAAGAGCATTTTTATCTCCTACGATCAAATCTTTATAGTCTATTTTAGATACTATTAGTGATTGTAAAAGTTTGTCTAATACTGTTCCATTTTGGATATAGGATTGGTTTGTTAAAATATCTTCTTCCTTAGCGGTCATATATTTCATTTCAATTTTTCCACTTGAAAGTGGATTTTCTTGTGGGTACACTAAACCTTTTGAGGGTAGTTCTACAATTTCTGTTGGGAATTTTGACTTATTTTCTTCCATAAATTTTTATTTGTTAATAACTGTTTTTGTTTATAAATATACAAGATAAAAAAGAGCTTGACAAATGCCAAGCTCTCTTAAATATTGTTTTGTTTTCTTAGATTAGAAGTTCATTGAATGTTAAATCTTTTTTATAGAAATCAGAATAACCATCTCTACCTGTTACAGATTCGTGATGCAAACGTACCCATTCCATTACTGCTTGAGCACCTGATGGTGTGATTGGATCAAATAATGTCATTGTAATATCACCCCATTCTGCTCTACCTTTTACTTTACGGTACACGTTAATGTGGTTCAATTTGATTTCACCTTGTTCTATAGAGATATCACTTACTTCTTTTACAATATATGAAGGTATTCCATCCATATACATAATAAACCTATTTGCAACTTTAGGTTCAAAGGCTGTGAAAAATATTTCATTTGGGTTTAATACTGCCATTTTATATGTCTATTTTATTTTATTATAAATATTATGCTTTTAAGCTTTTACCCCGGGAAAGTAGCTCCCGTAGGTAAAATATTAAAGTTCAAGTAAATGAATTCTGCTGTTTTAGTTGGTTGTAAATAAATAGCACCTACTAATTGATTTCTATCGATTACGTCTGGTGTGTTATTTGTATCATCCATTACTACTTTAAATGCATACAATCCTTGTCTTTGTTGTACTGAATCCAAATATGGATTTACTTGGCTCAAGAATTGGTTTCTTGTTGCAGCTGTATTTTGTTCGAATACTAAATTATCAGCTACTTGAGAAATATATGATTTAAGTGAAATCAATAATCTTCTAACATTTACTCTATCTAAAGCAGATGCTTTTGTTTGTAATGTTTTTTGTCCAAATACTACAACTCCTCTTCCAGGCAATGTAGCTAGTGGATTTATTTTACCAGTATATAAAGTATCTTTATCTGTTTGAGTTAATTTTTTCTCTACTTGTCTTACTGTTCCTAATCCACCTCTGTTAATACCTGCAGGTGCAAACCATGGCTCACTTACTCTATCTGTGTAAGCATAAACTCCTGGGATCATTGTT